GTTCCACATCGCTCACTACCATATTACGATGGGTGGTTTGATTTTTACAAGTTGTCTCTTGTTTTGCTCAAATTGGATAGAAGGCTTTGAGCGGCCTCCCGACTACGCTGCTAGAGCGACGTCGAAATGGTTGTTGTTATTTGCAACTAATGTTTTTGAACTGTTAAGGTCGTATCTAACCTGCTTGCACTCGACTTCTTCAATACCCCGTCGAAACCTAAATCACCCCCGTGTTTTTTTGACTATCACGCCCATTGGCGTGTGTTTCTCATCATCTAACCAGATGAGCGTCTCTTTTCCTATTTTTGATTTTTCAGCAAATGTAAATCCAATTTCTTTTGCAGCTTTTTTAAGTGCTGCATCTTCACTGTTATGTTTGCTTACAAAATCACCCTGTATGTAGTGGCCATTCCACTTATAAATTTTCCACATTATAAACTATCCTCTATTGTCTGTCTAACATATTCTTCACTAAAGCCAACATGTGCCGAATAAAATTTCATATCTCTTCCGATATATATATAGGTCGGAAATCCTCCTATCAAGTAACCTTCAATACCAATTCCAGCTGGATCAAACATTTTATCTCTAGAGCCCTGCAATATTGGTGCGGTTGTGATGCTGTGATCATTAACCCAAGACTCAATTTCTGCTATACTTGGCTCTTGGCCAGGAGTATGACCATCAATAAGTACTGTAACAAAATGGAACCCTTCGTCTTGATAGTCATCTTGAATGCCTTGGGTGGCCATTCCGGCCATTTGGCACGGGTAACACCACGATGTTGAAAAGTCTAATAGAATTATATCTCCTTCATGTTGGTATAAATCCCAAGTTTCACCGTTTTGATCTGTAAGGCGAAAATTACATGCCTTATCACCACGATCAATTTGCTGACAATCATCAGCCGGGATAAGTCCAACCGGTTCAAGCCATGGCTCTGGCTCTGGCTCTGGCTCAACCTCTTGACTGGTTGTTTCTACTTGACCACTTTCGGTGGAGAGAGCTTTATCCTCGGCACAACTAATCAAGAAGCCGAGTACAAAAAATAGCGTTTTCATAAGTACCTCGTACAATAAATAGCCTTTTTTGTAAAAAAATAACATTCGGTTGTGGATCTTTTGCTCACCACAGCTAACCTACAGTTGATTTGATTTAACCTCGTCTGGTTTAGTGGCTCATAATAGGCATGGAGCCACTGTTACTTAATAATATTTTATACCGAATGATTTCAATTTTCAAACACCATTTGTAAAATAATTTTCTACTTCATATTTTGAGGTTATACGCTTAAATTCGCCATACGTAAGCCCTAAAAACCTTGCTGCATCCTTTTTGGACTTGGTTGCTGATATTGCAAACTTTAAAATAGCTTCTTTAATAATATAATTTGATCTGTGCCATATGTCAAATCCATATAATCTGTTATTAATATGTTTTGCAGATAATTCAAATTTAACTGCAATAAGATCTTCTATTGATATATTATTAATACAGATTAAATTGCTGTCATTGATCTTATTTTGATCTTTTAATTTCTTAATTACACTTTTACTTTCAGTTGTAATATTTCTTTTAACTTTCATAACCAACACTAACTGTCACATGCAGAACACATTCAAAGTATAATACCAATATTCCAGTTTGTCAAGTAATAATTGTAAAAAATTAATTGCAGGCTCAGTTAGTGGTTGTTTTTACTCACTTTCACTCGTCTCGGCTCATTCGTAGTCCTCGGGCCGGCCTGGTTCGGCTGTTATGCTCCAGNNGTCCGGAATCTCAGGTAAATTTACTGTAAGGCGGCCTTCTTCGTCAAGCACTAAAACCTCGTTTATGAAAGTAATTATGGCCGCGGCAGAAGCCTTGGCGTTCGCTCCAATTTTATTAGCTTCGGTAATGGCGTCCGCGGACGTCTGATCAGGGCCGTCCGGCGCGGGCTCAGTTAGTTGATCCACATACTCGGCATACGTTTTGCCCACAAGGCCTAGAAATAAGCCATCATATAGTTCATGTTCACCCGGCATTTAAAACTCCAATTCCACTTCTTCTTCGGCACCCTCTTCTCCCTCTTCTGGGGGCATTTCTTCAACCTCTGGCGCTTCCTCTGATTTTGCCATGTCATAGGCTTGATTGGTGGGCTCCTCGACCACTTCGGCCAACTCTTTTTCGAACTTGTCAAAATAGAGCTTGAGATTGGCAATTAAATAATCATAGAATAACTCTTGATCTTCTGCATCGGATAATAATTCATATGAGTCAATAATACTTGTTTCAATTTTCTTGAATGACTGATATGCCATATTTCTGCCCGTTTCATCACCTTCGGTACCATCAGCAAACTCTTCACGTGGGTCTGCAGGCTCTTCTTCTTCCGCCCTTTCAGCATCAGTTCGAATATCAATAAACTTGTCGTCATCCCCAACGGCCTCGTCACCTATCTGTATTTCAATTTCAGTTAATTCTGTTTCTGTGTCTGATTCTCCTCCAGCCGCAGAATTGATCTTGGCGGGGGTAAGAGTATTAACCACAGCATTTACGACATGCGAACGAAATGACTGTCTTTGTTCATTATTTGTAGTTAAAGACTTGAAATCTGTTTCCAAAACTGGTATAATCTTCTTAAGGAGTTCTTCAAGCACATTGATCCCGGTCGACTTGTTCGGTGTAGGATCTATATCGGGAGTTTGTGCTTCTAAAAGTACTTCCAGTTCTGTATCCATTAATTTTCGGATAATCGAACGTAACTGATTTTCCTGATCGGACTTTTTTTGCTTGACATGTTGGATCAAATGCCTTATATTTTCTCTAAGAGTTTTTTCTTCTTTTTGGTTCATCTTGCAATGCCTCTTTCCATAATTAGTCTTATAACCTCATCAACCGTGTTAAAATCTATATTTTCTCTTCTGATGGTACTATCTGTTTCATCATCTTCATCTTTCACGTTCCCAGGCGCGCCTTCCAGTCCAGGATTTGCACCAGAGGCGCCGGCGAAAGTAGTCTCTTTCATTGCGAATTGGGGCTCTGGATACCCCAATTCACCGAACAAGGCTCCAATCTTAACAGCCGGCACAAATTCGGACAATTCGTCATATGCCGCTTTATTGGAAGGATCCTCGACCAAATCAGACATCAGATCACGCATCTTAGTCGCACTAAAGCTCTTGCCGCCTTCTCGGTCTAAAGCTGGTACCGCATATTCCTTGCCGGCCAATAGCTCCACACCATCCTTCACATGTTCAGGTTTGATATTAGCCCAGCGCATCCAATCGGGNTTTCCCTTGNTGTCTGACTTATCGCTAGCTCCCAATATCACCTTATCTCCATCTTTTAATGGCAAAGGGCTCCGATCACTGATATATTCAAAAGCCACTGTAATCGGAGATCTCATTTCTTTTGACGCTACTTCAAATTCAACATTTGGAAGAGCAGCTACTTCTGGAAATAAATTTTTCCAATATGACAAGGCGTGTTCTTCGTCTATAGAGGTGCCATCCCTAAGTTGTCGTTGTGCGTTCATCGGAGCGGATATGACAACATATACCTTATCGGCCTTTGGTACCCCTAGACCGGTCGCATATCTCTTTACCATGTCGGCATGCCCAGCATGCGGAGGCTTGAATGCACCGGGCACAATTGCAAATGTCGTGGGCTTTTCTGCCTCAGTATCTACCACAGGATCAGCATCCTCATCTTCGATTTCGAAATCAAGACTTTCTTCCTCATGCAAGCCATTCACGTAACTCATAACAGCATTATAGATCGTTTTCTCTGCGTTTTCTTGCACAACTATATCAACGATGGGTACTCCAGCTAAAATGTCCTTATAGACCATCTGAGGGAGTTTTTCGAAAGTGTGATTATTGGTTTTTGCTTCTTGTAACCATTCATTTAAGGTCTTGGTGGTACTAACATCTTTCGAGATTACTACTGTAAATTCATTGGTCAATATTTCTGATATGCCTTCATCGATGGCGACGGGCGGCTCCTGCGAAAACTTAGCGGACTTATCTATTAAGAAGTTAGCTCGACTAAATTCTAGACGATCTACGAATTTTATACCATTACCATGGTGATCCACGGCTACATAACCCTCTGGATTAGTGGCTATCAAGTTTCCGGAGCCATCGTCGACAAAATGCTTTGTATTATATACAGCATTGTTGTATTTTTCAATGAAAATATTCTTGGCTTCGAACAAAAGTCGAGACACCCGGAAAAGATTAAGAATATCTTCCTTCCTATTGTTAAACAATTCTAAATTTTGTTGTAGTTTTTCTCGTCTCTTCTCTTGTCCTTTAGGAGTCTTTAGTTTACTTAGTGCAGCCTCACCGCGTTCAGCAAACCAGATAATAAATTGATCAAAAGAATTCTCAGGATTCTCTAAAAACTCACCGGCTTTAATTTCTTTGTTAATAAAAATATTTAGAAACGCGGAAGGAAGATCGTCATAGGCGATGTTCTTATTAACTGCGTCAGCCTTTTTGACTAAGCTGAGAATCCTCCGTTCTTCATTTTCGGTAAGAGTTACAGTGCCCGTGTCATCTGTAAAAAATGCGTCATCAAACCATATACCAGGAACTCGATTGAGGCCCCCTACATCGGCACCAAAGCTAGCACCGCCATCTAAACTATCATATGTTGTATGAAACACAATACCAAATTTCGATTGTCCAATTTCTCGGCCTAGATCAGAATTGACCGGAACAGCATAGACAATAGTGTTGGGTTTAAAGCGATAATGTGGCTCCCCGTCGATGTCAGCCACCTCAAGCATCTCATCGTCGAACATAAAGTCGCCTTGCAAGATATTGCTAATCCCAAGTTGGGGTAGATATCTTAAGGCTTTTGTTAGTTTGTCCACAAGCCCGGGCGCATGCCCGTGATTATCAATAATGTCTTCTTCGGTATAGTTAATCTTAGGAGTTTTATTGAAAATCGATTTAGTTCCCACAAAAAACTGACCATTTTCAGGATTGATGCCGGCAAACATAGCCGGCGCCCCATCCCACTTGACTGATGTTTGGACATGAGACTTAGAGTTGCCCTTCAGAGTCTCAAGAAGCTCTAAAAGAAACGCCCGGGCCATATCATAGCCTTTTGAGCCCTGGGTTAATACTAACTCTTCAAGATGAGTAAGGTGTGTATTTGCGGCCCCCATTACTCACTGTCCTTCGCTTCTTCTATAATATTAAGTTTTTCATTGAGAAGATCAATACTACCTTGCATTTTGCGTGCATATCGTTTCACTTCTCTCAAATGTTGTTTGGCCAAACTTAATCTTCTTTTTTCGGTCATTGTTTTAGGCTTAAGATTGGAAATCACTTCTTCAAGACCTTGTATATAAGTAAAGATTGT